GTTTCCCCCGTTCCCGTGAAGGAATTAAAGATTGTTTTTTACCTGATAAAAGCGTAATAAGTGTTGAAAGCACTCCCAGCCCTTTTGAAGCTGGGGTTCTTCTACTTCTACTAATTTTACTTGGTTAGTTGTGCCGTTGACAAATACTATGGCACACCGTGCGTTGGGCAAGTTTAGCCCTTCACGATATGCCGCTAACTGTAGTTCATGCTCGAACCATACATCAATTTTATCAAGATCGGTAGTCTTAGTCTTAAAATCTACTATGAACCCCGTACCTTGACCGTTGATCGGTTTGGCCATAAGGTCGCACTTTCCCCCAAAGCCCAAGGGATGACCAAAAGAACGCTCACTTAGCCACGGCTGGCTTCCAAACGCACCTTTAAGCGTACTATCAATTGCATCAAGGTAAGCTGGTTTTTCGGGCATATACACTTGCTCAAAGTAACCTTCAATGATGTTATGAATAGCCGTACCACGCTCTGCCGCTTCCCTACCAGTAGCCTTACTATCCTTCATTACCCTAGATAGCCAAACCCCTTCTTCTTCCCCTTCTAGGCGAGGTAATGTAAGTGCGGCAAGGATAGCTTGTTCTTGCATCCATCGGAGCAATCCTTCACCTTTGCTGGCAACACCGATGATTGTAGTAACTGAGGGCAGTAAACCGAGTTTTCGTGCATCAGATACATTTGTTGCCCGTTCCTTTCCCGTAGACGATCCAATGACTGTATAGGCTGGACTGCCGTCTTTAGTATAGAAGTGACCACTTTTTTCTTCCTTTTCTTTAACTATCATTTTTTTCCCCAAAAATACAAATCTTGACTGTCAGAGTTTACTGAAATGCCAAAATGTTTAAAAATTGTGTAAAAGTCAAAATGGTCTACAAAGTCTTTTATTTCAAGGTTTTTGTAATAATTGTTGGTAAAAGGTGATGCGTCTGCGTTAGTGTCTGAAGTCCCATGCTTGGGTCTGCCAACCGTAGCACAAGTCATAATTACTAAGTCTTTAGACAACTCGCACATTTTGTCAAATGTTTTTATCCAATCAATGTCGTGTTCTAAACATTCACAAGAAATAACGGTATCAAAAGACAGGTTATCAAAAGGCAATTCATGGCCTTTACAAACCATGTCTACATCTTTACCTTCCCCAATGTCTACCCCTAAATATTCGCATCCTGTAAAAAACTCCCGAACAGACCCGTTAATGTTTAATGACCCTACTTCTAGGACTTTTTTGTTGGCAAAACTGTCAGGGAAAAAACCCCTAACAGATTGCACAAATGCCATTTGATTAGGATGGCTCATCAAAAAGGGATATCTGATAAGTCATCGTCAACAATCTTAGGGGCATCAGCTTCACGCTGTTTTTGCCCACGCCATTCCGATGATTCCGTGATCTTCTCCTTGTAATACTTTGGCAAGGCATCGTACTTAGCTTGGTCAAACTCAGCTAACCAAAAATGCAGGGTAGGGTTGACACCTTCAGGCTGGGCGTTACGCAGAGCAGACGGTACAGGGCTAATGCCGCTAATGTTAGCGTACTTACCATCTTCTGAATGGGTGATATTAACCATGCAGAACTTACCTAATAAATTACGCAGGTCAAAGTTCTTGCGATCTTCTGCGGTCATTTTTTTGCTTGACCACGACTCTAAGTCTTGGCGTAGCCGTGCCTGATCGCCTAAACTAACTGTATATCGTTTTGATACAATTAATGGTTTACCGTCATCTGTTTTTAATGGTTTGCCTTGATCGTCATCCCCGTGCAGTTCCCAAGTCAATACAACTTTGTGCATAATTTTGGTTTCGCCAGCCCATTCGGTAGCCTGATGGCCGAGGTCAATGACCGAGTACAAGCGAGCCATTAAAAGCCCAGCAGGGGCTATTTTAAATTCTTTACTGTTATCGCTGATAATCATTTTTTACTCCACATTGTAGGAAAATTATTTAAAGGGTTGCCAAAACAATTGCCAATGTCATTGATAACATCACGCAATACAGGGTTGACTTGGGTGTTGCGGATTGGTGATGGCAAGCCACACGCATAGCGTAGATCGCCAATCTCATCTGCTGTAATAAATACCCCATTTTCGAGGTCTTTAAAGATGCGTTCCAAATGTTGTTGAAAGCTGTGAAAGTCTTGATCTTGCTCACTCATAAGAGTTCTCCTATTAACACGGCTCATGCCGTACTTAAATATTAAGCCAACTTAAAACATAAAGCAATACTTTATTTGCAATTTGTTGCAAAAATGTTAAGATAGCTTATGGATAAAATTACCGCAACAGCAATGATTCGTCTTTTAGGTGGGCCAACAAGGGTATCAAAATTGGTCAATGTGTCTGTTCCAGCCGTATCTATGTGGCAAAACGGGGATATTCCTTACGATAAACTAATGATCCTAGCCGCTACCTTAGAAAAAGAATCGCATGGGCTAATTACCCGTAAAAACTTGTTTCCCAACAATTACAAGTTAATTTGGCCTGAACTTGAATGAGAACAATTAGCTGGTTTTCTTGCGGTGCGGCAAGTGCGGTAGCTACCAAATTGGCTATTTCTGAAAGCAAAACCCCTGTAGAGGTGGTTTATTGCCATGTAAAAGAGGAGCATCCTGACAATCTACGGTTTATGCGTGATTGCGAAAAATGGTTTGGTCAACCAATTAAAGTCATACAAAACGACAAATACAACGGTAGCATCTATGAAGTGTTTGAAAAACGCAAATACATTGTAGGTATTGGGGGTGCTCCATGTACCGTACACCTTAAAAAAGATATGCGTAAAGCGTTTGAGCTACCTACGGATATACAAGTATTTGGATACACAGCAGAAGAACAAGATCGAGTAGATCGGTTTATTGACGCTAATAATGATGTAAATTTATGGTCAATTTTGATAGAAAAAGGTCTTGGTAAATCTGATTGTTTGGCAATGATTGACCGTGCTGGCATAGAGTTACCAGCAATGTATAAACTTGGATACCAAAACAATAACTGTATTGGGTGCGTCAAAGGTGGGCTAGGGTATTGGAATAAAATACGCCATGACTTTCCTGACCAGTTTGACCGTATGGCGGCTGTAGAACGCACGGTAGGGGCTAAAATTCTTAAACACAAGGGTGAACGCATTTGGCTTACAGAATTGCCTGTAGACGCTGGTGATTACCCCACGGAACAAGCTATAGAATGTGGGATTTTTTGCCACATGGCAGAACAAGAATATGAAGTTAAATAACATTACCCTGTGTTGTATTGATTCCGTACAGCCTGATAAGGCTAAAAAGGCAATGGACAGGTGCAAGGAATATTTTGATTTTGGCGGTGAGGTCTTTATAACTGATCCCCAAATCAATAGCCGTCAGGCATATAGCAAATTTATCCTTCAAGAACTGCATAAACACATCCACACGGACTTTGTTTTAATAGTTCAATGGGATGGGTACATCATTAACCCTGACGCTTGGAACGATCAATTTTTAGAGTATGACTACATTGGGGCGGTATGGCCTTGGCATCCAATGGGTAGACAGGTAGGCAATGGTGGCTTTAGCCTACGCTCAAAGGTGCTTTGCCAGTTAACAGCCAGCCCTAACTTTGTTTATTCTGATGACAACGAAGATGACCAAATTTGCCATCTAAACCGTATATATCTAGAAAATCAGGGTATCAAGTTTGCCCCTGTAGAAATAGCCCGTTATTTTAGTTTTGAGCGTGAACTGTCTAATATCAAAACATTTGGCTTTCACGGGGATTTTAATTTTAAAAGACTTGGGTTATACTAACAGGGCAGATTGATCCCTGTTTTGTATAAAATCGACCAGACCCTTTAGGGTAGCTTTGAGCATTTACTAAAAGTTGTCGAACCTTTTAGCAAGTGGGATCAACTTAGAGCTACCTTAAGGGGTTTTTCTATTTCTGCCTAGCCCGTTCTCAAGCGTGTTGCAACGGTAAAGGCTGTAAATACCCCTAGAAACTACTAGGTGCTAATGCACCCTTTCCTACCCGTTATTGCTTGGATAGAGAAAAGAACCGTACTGTACGGATAGACCGATGATGTGATAAAGACAGACCTAGGCACGACAAAGACATCGAAGCAATATATACACCTCAGAACTAAGCAAGACTGACAAGCTATTCCTCATAGTAGGGATAGCTATGCCCTTGAATCTTGCAATCCTGACAAAAAAACAACACATAGGGTAAATACTTATAAAATAATTACTAATATTAAGTTTACTTAACATATACTTTCAACATGATTGAAAATTTAATATTAATTTTTTCTGTTGGAATCTTTGCCATATTAGGCGTGGCAATGCTCTTTATGGCTTTAA